CTCCTCTTCCACCAGGAACTTTCATATTCGTCGTTATTTGTTGCATTGGTTGAGTGGCAAGTCGCCCACCAGCATAAGGAACAATAGCACGACTTGCAGGAATAGGGGATCTAACATTTTGTGCTGCCCTTTGTGCTGCTCTCATAGCATTTGCACTTGATTCACCAGCAGCAGGAAGCATTCTATTTTCTGGTGCTGTTCTAGAACCCAATTTAAATCCAGTGTCTCTTAATCCACGTTTATTACTTTTAATTAAATCATCTAAAGCACTGGTTGTATTGTCTAAAGCACTTCCAATTTTAGTAGATGATTGAGGTTTATTGACTCCTTTTAATTTTTCTATTGCAGACTTGCGAATAGCATCAAGGGCATCATCAACACCATGATGCCCTTCCAGTATTCTTTGAAAATTTTGTTTTCCGCCAACCATTTTTTCAAAATCAGCAACTCCTCCTATTTTTTTAAAAGTTTTAAATAAATCTTCTTCTACACCAAACTTACCTTGCGACGAAAATGTTCGTGCAGCTTGTCTAAGTGTATTATCATTTGGATTTATTCCATATGCAGTAGATAAAGGAATATCACCAATCAATCCACCACCGGCAGCATAAGTTGCTCCAGCAATCATTTTTGGTTTATTTGTTCCTCCTCCGGCAGCATTCATTGCTTCTAAAGTAGAAACACCGTGCTTTCTCACTGCACCAGCAGACATCACAAATTCACCATCAGAAAGCATCGCAGGAATTTTATCAACTCCCTTTTTTCCCGATACTAATCCACTAAAGAAATTTCCAATTCCACCAAATAAATTTCCAAATCCACCAAAGTTAAAACCACCGCCTGCAAACTTTGGAATTTTAATAACTCCACCACCGACACGACCTTCTACTTTTGGTGGTTCTTGTTTTTCGTCACCACCAATTCCACCAAAGTTCTCAATACCACTACTTAATGCCAGAGTAGAACCAACAGTGGCAGCAACTTGCAATCCTGCACCAAGTAATCTACCGCCACGGCCACCAAGGAATTTTGCGGCTCCTGCTGCTTTACCGACTCCTGCCTTTGCTAAAAGTTGTAAAGAAAGAGCAGCAAGTCTAATTCCACCTTTAATGACAATATTAGATATTGCTCCAACAAATTTCCCAAGACCTGTTCCAAATCTCAAATATAGTGCTAAGAGAGCAGGCCAATGATCTCCAAGAAATCGGAGAATACTATCAATTTTCTTTTTATTTGCCGGATCCGCTAACCAATCAATGAGTTTAATGAGTGCTCTTCCAAAGAACACTGCCGTTATAAAATCAATAATTCTCTGCAAAAGTGACTTAACTGGCGCAAGAATTTTTTCGGCAATTTTCATTACCTTTCCAGAACCTTTCTCTAATGCAGACTCCTTTTCTGCTCTTTTTCTATTCTCTGCGGATTTTCTATCTAAATCTGCCTTCTTTTTTGCATCCTTATTTTGTTGAGTTAAATATCCAATAATTTCTTTCAGAGCATCTTTAATTTCAACAATTTCATTAATTTTTTCGACACTCTCCATCGCAGGAGAAAGCATTAGAGGAGGCGACTTTACTTGCCCAGATAATTTTTGAATTTTTAATCCTACTGCTGTTCCCTTTTTGAAACTTTCTGCCGTAATTTTATTAACTTTAAATCTGCCCGCACCTTTCCTTTTCTTTACTCTTTTGAATTCATCTTGAATTAAAATCTCCTCTTCACGAGGAATTTTACTTTTACCTGTACTAATTAAAACAGATTGTTCTTTTAAAAGAGAGATATAGGTGTCATAATCAATATCAAAAACATCCTCAAGTCCAATCATTCTGAGGATTCTTTCATCTATTTTTTCATCAACAAGATCTTTACCACCTTTTCCACTTTTCCCAGTTCCAGAAAAAACTAATCCACCCTTTGGTTTTTCTTTTGTTGCGGTTGCGGTTACTTTTGCTTTTTTAACTGGTGGTTCTTCATTTTCTTCAATAAATGAACTTGCCATTTCGGAAAGATCATTCGTCCTTCCCATAAAAATATTGGAATCTATTTTCCTTTGCTCATCTTCACTTAAAGAACTGTAATAACCGGAAATTAGTGCAATTTGTTCGTCAGAAAGTTTAGACGCGACATCCATACCGAGTTTGAACTCATATGCCTTACGTAATCTTTCAGAACGATTAGCCATTTCTTTGTTGTTGCTGTCTTAATTTTTCTTCTTCTAAATGCTGTTTTAAGAGTTCAACATAAATATCCCTCTCCCACGGCATCATATTTTCAATCTCTGTTAATGAATATTTATGATACTGCATCAAGGCAAAATTAAGACGGAAATAATTTTCCAGATCCATATGGATCAGGGCTATGCGAAAAAAGACGATAACCCTTCTAAAATAACTTCACTTTCTACTTCTGTTTTTGGATTAGTAACATTAATTTTATGAGAAAGTTTTGGCATCGTTTCAAAGAAGGTTTCAATTTCTTTGAACTGTGTAGAGTTCATCTGCTCAAGAAATTCCATCAGTTCTTTCTTTGTAACATCACCAGCAGACCATACCTCTTCTTCTGTGTAGATTTTGTCAATACAGGATGCAATCAAATCAAATGACTGTTCCATCGCATTAGTTTTCTTAAAGTCAAAGTTATTCTTGATGAATTGATCCAAAGATGGATATTTCATTTCCATCATAATGGAATCATCAATTTTAATCTTATTTGTATGATTTTCGTTTTTCTGAACCTTAATAGAATCCAAATCAATTTTTACAGTAACCGTAGTTTCTTCATCATCGGGGCAAATAACATTTACTTCAATCTCTTCTCCGACAGATTTTGCACGAATATTGAGGAACAGATATTCAATATCAAAAGTAGGAAGAGTTTCTACCTTGGTATTTTTTGTGAGAATACAATTTTTAATAACTGTCTTGATAGCAGTAGTAATTTGCTTTGTGTCTTCACTTTCTAAAGCAATTACTAATACTTTTTCTTCTTTTACTAGGAAAGGTCTATAATGAATCGTTTCACCAGTTGAAGGCAATTCAAGTTCATATGATGGTGTCGCAATTTTAGGTAAAGGCATAATGTCCTATAAAATTCAGGTATGGTTATTTATCACATATCAACGACTCTTCCACCGCGAGCACTTAATGGTCCAAGATCACCAACAAATTGAGTTGGTGTTGGTATGCTAGGATCAACTCCAAAATTATTACCAGGAACATTATTGGTAGTAGTAGTAGGATTATTAGTTTTTGGATTTGGATAATATAAATTATTGACAATATATCTAATATATGCAAATGAAACCGTACATTTCAGTAAAGAAGAAGATTCATAAGAAACTGGCATAGAATTAATAGACACCGGAAATGCCCTAATAAAACGGTATTGTAGGTATCTTTTGTTCAAAGTACTTTGTTTTCCCAAATCTCTTTCAAATTTGTGAATATAAATTGCATCTGCCTTATAGTCTTCTGGATAATTCATTCTATAGTAATATCCATATTTGGTTGGATCTTCCTCTGGACGAGTTTCTGCACCTCCAGTAGATGTTGTAGTAATTTGTTCATTTGCAATATATGCCATCCAATTCTCAAAAAAAGAAATTATGGTATAATCATGATCTACATAAAAAGTAAAATCTGCTCTTTCATCATATTGCCTTCTATATGCATTCCTTTCAGTAACACCAGTAAAGTCATCATTTAGTTCATAGGTTGCAATTTGAGATCCGGGCAATGATGCCTCACAACAAGAAATTGATATCTGATCATAATCATATTCCTTTACACCAACACCTGCACCTATACGGTTTTTTATCCATCTTCTTACCTGATCGGGTGGATTAAAAAAACATTCATAATGTGACGTAAGCGCCGGATTTAATAGTCTAGATTTGATATCAGAAACACTTCTTACTCTTGGTGCTGGTGAGGCCATCTAAATAAATTTGACAGTATATATTATGTATTAGACATAAGAACAAAAGACGCCTCGGGATTCAAAATATAATCAAGGTAAATTTCATCCCCAAAATCCCCAAAAATATAAGGGAAATGTGAATAATATCATTTACAGAAGTTCTTGGGAATTGAAGTTTATGCAGTGGTGTGATAGAAATGAGAATATTTTGGAATATGGTTCCGAAGAATTTTGGATACCATATCTTTCCCCAGTTGATAATCGGATTCATAGATACTTTCCAGATTTTATCATTAAAGTAAAGGAAAACACGGATAAGATTAAAACATATGTTGTCGAAGTTAAACCACAAAGGCAAACTGTTCCACCAAAGCAAAAGTCAAAAGTTACTAAATCATATCTCTATGAAACACAAACCTATGCAGTAAATCAGGCAAAGTGGAAAGCTGCAGAAGAATGGTGTGCCGATAGACTTTTAAACTTTATGGTCATCACAGAAAAAGAACTTTTCGGTAATAACTAATGGCACAAGGTTTTGGACAATATGTAGGTAAATCTTCAACATCAAGAATAAAGGAACTTAAGAAAAGAGTCAGAAAAGAAAATACAAAAGATCCTGAAGATTTAATGATGATTATCATGGACGTTTTTAAAGAAGAAGTATTATATCCAGAGCCAGGAAAATTTTATACTTTTCTTTATACTGCCAAAACTCCAAATATTGAATATGATCAGCATCCCCTAATTGCCTGCACTGATATTCAAAAATGGGGATTTAGGGGATTAAATTTTCACTGGAGGAAATATAGAAACTATACATGGCAAGAAGTCATAGGTAAACTGCACGTAGTTCGTGAAAATGAACTTGATGAGTTACTTGCACTGAGTTATGGAAAATTCCGTCTAAATAAATAAAAACCTTGTACTAATGTTTAGAAGAGCAAGAAAAGATATTCTAAACATCCCCTCTAATAGGGAGGTGCTCTGATGCCTTCAGCAACTTATAGTTTAGCGTCAGATGGCGCAAAAGGATACACAAGCGATCCATTTCCAGTAAAAATAGGAAATACTACAACAAAGTATACATTAAAAACAGATACAAATGTATCAAACAACAATATTATTGCATCAAAATTAAGTCTTCAAGATACTGTAACTGGAAGAAGTGGAAAAACTGATAGGGTATTGGCTGAGTCTACTGATGGAGGCAATACTTGGACATACACAAAAGGGGCAGACGGAAAACAAATTCTTAGTACA